CCTAACTTGAATTCGCCCGCAGAAACTGCGGAATAACACAGTAACAGATGAGCGCCGACACCCAATCCAGGCCCCGCACAGCCGCCCACCCAGCCGCAGAGCCAACAGCCCGCGGCATGCTGCAAACGCAGTTTCGGGCGGCCATGCGGGTGCGCCACTACAGCCTGCGCACTGAGCGCACGTACTGGCAGTGGATCAGGCGTTTTGTGCTGTGGTCTGGCAAGCGGCACCCGCGCGACATGGGCGCCGCAGAGATCGGCCAGTTCCTGAGCTGGCTGGCCACTGATGGCGAGGTGTCGGCCAGCACTCAGCGCCAGGCGCTGGCGGCCCTGCTGTTCCTGTATCAGCAGGTGCTGGCGATTGAGCTGCCGTACATCGACAGCATCGTGCGGGCCAAGCAGCCAAAGCGGCTGCCAGTTGTGCTGAGCCGCGAAGAGGTGGCCGCCATTTGGCGGCACATCCCCGACGCCTGCCCGCGCGGCCTGGCCCTGCGTTTGATGTACGGCACCGGCCTTCGCTTGATGGAAGCGCTACGCCTGCGCATGCAGGATGTGGACTTTTCCACAGGCAGCATCACTGTGCGCGGCGGCAAAGGCGACAAAGACCGCACCGTGATGTTGCCGCGGACGCTGGAGCCGCAACTGCGCGAGTTGATGCGCCAGCGGGAGGCCTGGCACGTGGTGGACATGGCCACCGGGCATGCGGACGTTGAACTGCCGAACGCCCTGCACCGCAAGTACCCACAGGCGCCGCGGCAGCTTGGCTGGCAATTCATTTTTGCCACTGAGCACTACTGCACGTGCCCACGCACTGGCGCCGTGCGGCGGCACCACCTGCACGAAGAGGGCATCCAGCGGCTGATGGCCAAGGCGGTGCAACTGGCCCGCATCGGCAAGCGCGCCACCCCGCACACCCTGCGCCACTCGTTTGCCACCCACCTGCTGCAGGCGGGCTATGACATCCGCACCATTCAGACGCTGCTGGGCCACTCGGATGTTGAAACGACCATGATTTACACCCACGTGCTGCCAGCCAGCCAGGGCGGCCGGGGCGTCATCAGCCCGCTTGATGCCCTGGCGTAAGCCAGCCAGGGCAGTTGCACTACACTGCGCGCCTCGCTAGGGGTGCTGGCTGCGGCCGGCTGAGAAAGTCCCTTTGAACCTGAGGCGCCGTTGTTGGCGCAGGCACACCGCGTTTACGTGGCGTGCATGAGGTAAGCCCCGCGCAGCCGATCTAAACTCAGGCGATGACGCCACGGGTTTACAGCTACATCCGATTCAGCCACGCGCGCCAGGCCGCCGGAGCCAGCACCGAACGGCAGGCAGCCTATGCCAAGCGCTGGGCCGACGAGAACGGGCTGCAGCTCGATGCCGAGCTGACGATGCGCGATGAGGGGCTGAGCGCCTACCACCAGAGGCATGTGAAGGCCGGCGCCTTGGGCGCGTTCCTGCGCGCCGTCTCGGATGGGCTCATCGCCCCAGGCAGCGTGCTGGTGGTGGAGGCCCTGGACAGGCTCAGCCGCGCCGAACCGCTGCAGGCTCAGGCCCAGCTCGGCAGCATCATCAATGCGGGCATCAGCGTAGTCACGGCCAGCGATGGGAAGGTGTACAGCCGGGACAGACTCAAGGCCAACCCCATGGATTTGGTCTACAGCCTACTGGTGATGATCCGCGCGCACGAAGAGAGCGACACCAAGAGCACCAGAGTACGCGACGCCATCCGGCGCCAGGTGGACGGCTGGAAGGCCGGCACATACCGCGGCCTTGTGAGCTACGGCCCCACCCCGAGCTGGCTACGCCGCGCAGGCGACCGATGGGAGTTTGTGCCGGAGCGTGCCGAGGCAGTGCGCCTGGCCGCGGCCATGTGCCTGCAAGGCGCTGGCACAGCGCGCATCGCCCAGGCACTGCATGAGCGTGACCTGCGCACCAGTGATGCCCCACCCACCAGCGGCGCCCTGGTGCGCCTGTTTGCGCAGCCAGCCCTGATGGGCGACAAACACCTGCAGCTTGATGGCACAGAGCACGTGCTGCAGGGCTACTACCCGCCGCTGCTGGAGCCAGCCACCTGGCAGGCGCTGCGGGCCGCGGCCGACGCCAAAGGCCGCAAGGCCGTGCGCGGTGAAATCCCGTCCATCCTGACGGGCTACGGCATCACCACCTGCGGGTATTGCGGCTCAGCGCTCAAGGCGCAGACCATGGCCAGCAAGCGCAGGGCTGACGGCAGCCTGGCTGACGGCCACCGCCGGCTGCAGTGCGTGCGCGTCAACGCGGGCGACGGCTGCCCGGTGCCCGGCAGTTGCTCAGCCGCGCCCATCGAACGCGCCATCATTCGCTATTGCTCGGATGTCATCAACCTGCAGAGGCTCTATGACGGAGACAGCGCCGCCGGCCCGCGCGCTGTAGTGGCCCAGCTCGCCGATGAGGCGCAGCGCATCGAGAGCCAACTGCAGCGGCTGACGGACGCGCTGCTGACGACAGAGAGCCCGCCCGAGGCATTCGTACGCAGGGCCAAAGAGCTGGAGCAAGCAAAGGCCCGCTCTGATGACGCCCTGCGCGCGGCAGAGGCTGAGCTGCAGGCCGCAGCAAGAGCCGGCACCGATGGCGCACACCTGCGCTGGCGCTCCATTGCTGATGGTGTGGAGGCGCTCGACTATGACGCCAGGATGCGCGCCCGCCAACTCGTGGCCGACACGTTTTCTCGGCTCACCATCTGGATGCAGGGCACCAGGCCGCACAGCAAGCGCAGCGGGCCCATTGACGTGATGCTGACAGCCCGAGGAGGGCTGACGCGCTGGCTGCGGGTGCAGCCGTCAGGCGATTGGGTAGCCGGCGAAGAGGCCGACAGCGCCGGGTAGGCCCATCAGCGCGGCCAGGCTTTGACCAGCGCGGCATGCCGGGCGCGGCACTCTGCCGCCGCAGACTCGCGCACCGCGACCACCTCCAGCAGCGCACCCAGCGGCACATCACCGGCCGGGTATGCCGGCCCAGCATCGCACAGGGCGGCCAGCGCAGCCGGCGGCGGCTCAATCGCCTGCGGGCTTGGCACCGGCTGACTGCCGCAGCCTGTCAACAGCACCAGCAGGCACCAGCACGTCAGCAAGTTGCACCGCATCACCACCCCCCGCCGGGCAGGCCGGCACACTCAACGCATCACGCAGACCCACCCGGGCCTGCTCAAGCTGAGCACGGATTGCAGCCCGGCCAGCCTCGTATTCAGCGGCGGCGGCCTGCGAATCACGGGCGCGCTGCTGCGCCTGCAGCCGCGCCGCCTCGGCCTGCACTGCATTGGCCTCGGCCCACTCCAGCCGAACCGCTGACGCACCAACCGAGCGACCATGCAGCCAGGCACCGCCGGCCAGCACAGCCGCGGCCACCAGCACGCCAACCGCGATCCAGCCAGAGGGCAGCATCACGCACCACCCGGGCCACGGGCCTGGAGCGCACTGGCCACGGCCTTGATGGCATCCACAGCCGATGTGCCGACATTCCCACCCATGTAGTACAGCACGGTGGACGTGGCCCACATCACGAGCTGCCCGCCGTCAATCCAGGCGCAGTGCCGCGCCACCATGGCGCACGCCAGGGAGACAACAGCCAGCCAGAGCTTGCGGCTGCGCCATGCCGCGCGCCCCTTTGCTGGCACACCGCTTTCGGCACTCATGACACAAGCGCCCGGTACTTGGGCAGCTCTTTGAGCATCACGTGGCGGGAATGGTCCCGGTTGATGTCGCAGGCGCTGCGCTTGCCGTAGAGTGCGGCGCGGCTCTTGGTGCAGGTGTGCTCGACGTGGCCCCACCAGCGCTGCGGATCACACCCGGCTTTGACCTGGCAGGCCCGCCTGTCGCTCTGGACGCCGCCCAGGCCGCCGTTGTACGCGGCGTTGGCCATGGTCAAACGCTCCCACGGGTCAGACACGGCACGCAAGGCCTGCCAGTTGCCACGGGACATCAAGACCACCGCCCGTATCTGCAAATCAGGCCGCTGATAGACGTTTGCCCAACTCCATTCACGCAACGCCGGGTGCCTGTCGCGCATGTCGGCCAGGCTGTCAAAGCGCAGCGAACCATCCGGCCGCCATGCCCTCGTGATCTGGCCCAGGCCGGCGCCTTCCTCGCGCGCCGTCTTGAGCTGGGCCGTAGGGCTCCAGCAACTGCGCAGTGACGGGCAACCGCTTTCATGGGCGATCAGTGCGGCGGTGTAGTGCGGCCATTGCAACTCTGGCCAGTGCTGCCGAGACTCAGCCAGGATGATGGGCGCAAACTTGGCAGCGCGCGGGTCAGGCGTCTGCGCGTGGGCGCGGCCGGCAAAGAGGCCGACCACAGCATTGAACACAATGCTCAGCGCAATGAGAGCCAGGCCGGCACCGATTGGGTGCTCACCAGCTTTGGCGAACAGTCGGCGGGCATCCGCCTCCTTGTAATCGTGCGTGGCCTTGCGGCCCCAGTGGGCCAGCAACAGCGCCACCATGCCAGAGCCAATGCCCAGCAGCCACAGGCCAGTGCTGGTGCCCTTGTCGGGGTCAGTGACCAGCAGGCCAACGATGGCCGCCAGAGAGCCGCCCACCATGAATTTGTACCGGAAGCGCATGGCCTTCCACCGCTCAACGATTTGCATTTGCAACCTCCACTGGTTGACCCTTGAAAACCGGCGACAGCACGCCGCCGAGCTTGATGGAATACGCCAGCGCCAGGCCGTAATCCGTGAAAAACTCGACCGTGGCGCAGTTGATTTCAACGACCCAGGCAAATGGCTTTGACCTATCAATCATGGCGCACCACCACTGCTGTGCGTAAACCAGCCCTTTGCGGCAGCAAACCCCAACACCGCCACCCCAGCCAGCCAGAATATACGGGTCACCAGGCTTTTGCCGATTTGCCCATATACCTTTTCCAGCGCACGATCAGCCGCAGCATTGGCTATGGCCTCCATGTCTTTAGTTGTCAGTGGTCTTGTATCTTCTGGCATGATTTACCCTGAATACTTGCTTATCTTTTGATTGCGGCCCAGCGGAATTGCAACTCTGCCCAAAACACGGACATAACCCACCCTGACTGTTGAGTGGGTTCGGCAAAGACCGTCATAGTCAACGTCTGCCCGGCCGGCACAGTTGAATTGGCAACAATGGTAGCCGGCATCAACTCAGACACGTTCGGCGAAACCTTTTTGTAATCAATCGCTTCGGAGCCAGTAAGTTGCAGACCGAAAAACGACTTGACTGCGCCTCCACCCCCCAAATCCACCTGTGATCTGCGGTGCACAAACGCCAACGTGATTTCCACAACAACCGGCCCCGTGGTTGTGTTTGTCCAGGCCGTGGTGGCGACTGTGTGGCGGCCAGCCCCCACTGTTGTACTGCTCACCGACCCATCGGCCGGCGTGGAGAAATAAGCGTCAGTCACAGCGCCTGGCGCTAGTTGTTGCGTGGCAATATCCCGCACCGCAGACATGGGCCCAAACACCACACGGTCTGCCCTGGCGCCAACGTCCAGAAAACTCGAATCGAGATACAGCGGCTGAGTAATCACCGCAGCCACCGAACGAAACGCAACACCGTTTTTCAGGTAACGCACCGTGGCGCCGTCATACGTCACCGCCAGGCTGTCGCCGGCCGCATACGTAGTCAGCGACCCCAGCAAAACTCCACTTTCCGCCACGAACAAAACGCCGACCTCGACATATATTGCATAGTCAAGAGTTTGCCAACTATCGCTAAATGTCGGGTCAGTGTTTAATCCAACCATAAACCGCAAGTTGGCGGCGACAGGCGCAAAACTCACGAAAGCGCCGCCTGCGTAGCTTTCACGCGAGTATGCGGCGGCATCCCATGAGCCAGGCGATGACGTCTTTTCGATGCTGTTGCCGGCAATTGCCAGCCCTCCGCTGGCCACCAGCGTGACGTCCCTCGTTGCATTGTCAGAAGGCCGGCCGGCGCCTGTCACCTGGGGCCAAAGCGCACGCTTTCCGGCCTCGGTCGCCACCGCCCTGAGCAACGCCTCACGCGCCGCGTAGTAATCGCTCCACTTGGCCTGGTCAACGGCCGGTGTAATGGGCGTGTCTGTTGTCGTGTCAGCCCACCCAGGCGAGAGCGAGCTGAGGTAGCTGCCCAGCGCACTGTGAGCCGCTGCGTAGGTGTTCCCCAGGGTCGTCAGGCCATACGCCGATGCTTGAGCGACCACACCCGCCACCTCGGCCGCAATTGCATTCCATTCCCGAATCACTGCCGGCTTTTCTGCCGCGTCTAGATACCCGTTGCTGCGCATCGTGGCCAGGGCACTCAGCGCACTGGTGGCATTTGCCGACGCTGTGTTTGCCGTGCTCAAAGCGTTGGCCGCATTTGCCTCTACGTTCTGCGCCAGTGTGCCGCCCACCAGCGTGCCGGCCGGAGCACCGACCGTGGCTCCGTCTTGCGGACGGCCAGAGCCAGTGACCGAAGACCATACGGCACGCTTCCCGGCCTCCACCTCAACACCGCGCAGCAAAGCCTCGCGCGCCGAGTAGTAATCACTCCACTTGGCTTGGTCAACAGCAGGCGTAATAGGCGTGTCTGATGTGGTATCAGCCCACCCAGGCGAGAGCGCGCTGAGGTAACTACCCAGCGCACTGTGAGCCGCTGCGTAGGCGTTCCCCAAGGCCGTCAAACCATACGCCGACGCCTGAGCGACCACGCCAGCCACCTCGGCCGCAATTGCATTCCATTCCCGAATCACTGCCGGCTTTTCTGCCGCGTCGAGAAAGCCATTGCTGCGCATTGTTTGCAACGTAGACAACGCGCTCGTGGCATTCGTCGCTGCCGTGTTGGCGGCCTGAGAGGCGGCCTGCGCAGCAGCTTGAGCCGCACGCGCTTCGGTGACATCAACCAGGATCAGGTCTGTGAAGCCCTGCTCTACTGCGCTTGCACCAGGCCCCGCTGAATACTGCATCCAGTATCCAACCTGCATGTAAGCCACATTGGACGGAATAGGGCGCGATGTTCCAGCGCCAAAATCCGCTCCAACACGCACCCATTGGTTTTGCGGCGTGATGGCACCACCGTACACATACCCCGCAAATGTGCCGCCCCAGCCTGTTGCCGCCCCAAACACCTCAACGCCCGCAGCCGTGAACATGCGCACAAACAAATAACTGTTTCTGGTGTTGCCAGTCTGCGCCCAAGCCAAAGTAGTAAGGTTATAGGTGCGTGCGCCGTCGGCGGGAATCTTGCGCTTATCTGTGACCACCACATCCTGATTGGAGCCCGTACCCTTTGAGCCCCAGTAGTGCGTGCCGATCATGCCCGCCGCAGCAGATCGGAGCCGATAACTCGACGCAGACGCCGCGTTGTGCGAACGATCCCACGCCAGCTCATCTGCAATGCCGGGGTCACTGTTCAGCACGCTGCCGCCAGTGCCCGACCTGGCCGGCATCCTGGCCACGAGCTGCGGGCTCCACTGGCCGTGAATGCCAAGCGCGTTCACAAAGCGCGCACGGAACAGGTAGTGCACTCCAGCATTGAAGCCCGTCAACGTGGTTTCTGCAGCGTTGCCTGGCGCTCTGGGCGCAGCGATCCAATCACCCGCTGGCAACGCACTGGCCGCCAGCCAATACTGAATCTCAACGCCACCGGAGGAAGACACCGAGCGATCAGCCGGGGCAGACCACTGCACGCGCGCCCGCGTCACCGACGTGCCATCACTCAGCAGATCGGTGCCGGCCGTCACCGCCAGGGGGCCCATCGCCGGCACATCCCCAGGGTCAGGCAGCGAGGTGTTGGGCGTCACATCCAGCACGGCAAAAGTGCCGTCTGGCTGATAGATGGCTGCCGCGGTTTCCTTCAGCGTCAGGGTGACACCGCCGGTCATTGAGAACTGCCAGTCAACCAGCTCGAAGGTTTTGGCCACCCAGCCGAACCGCGGCAGGGTCACCGCCACGACGTCGAACAACTCCAGCGCAAAGGCCCGCAGGTTGCACGTCAGCACCACCGTGAGGGCGTTGCGCGCATCGCGCATAAGCACGCCACAGACGTGCTGCGCGTGGATGGTGTCGGTGACGCCACCCAGCGTAATCTCACGTGGCAGCTCGCGGCCGTCTGCGGTGATGTAGGTTGCCGCGCGCAGCTCAGGAGCCTGCACCACCACGTATTTCTGCGCCTTGTCCGATATGTTGGCGCGGTAGACGTTGACGGCCTCATCAGCCGGCGGCTCAGGCACAACCTGCACCGGCTGGGAGTCAATCACCCAATCCTCGGTGATGGTGGCCACAGGCGCACGGTAAGCGCCAGCCACTACCCGCAGTTGGCCACCGGCCCAGCCAGCTTTGCCGGCCATGGCTTCCACCATCTCTTGAAAGGAGCCCCAAGGGTCACCGTCATCCAGCTTGCAGACGATGCCGCAGGTGTACAGCGGCAGCGTCTGCGTACCGCCAGCCGTGGTGAACACTTGCGACACGTCGCAGGCATTGGCTGCAGCGTTGAACGACGCAGCGCCGATATCTGACGCCGATACGCCACCACCGCGGCTGTACAGCGCCCAGTCTCTGGCAATCAGCGCAGGGTTTTCAGTCCACACCGTGTTGCCGGTCCGGGGATCAAGCACGCGAGCACCGCGCAGCACGGCGCTGATGTCGGGGATGCCTGTCGGGAACACATCCGGGTTGAACTCAAGGTCAACCACCAGGCACGCGATACCCGCGAACCGATGGGCAGAAGTAATCAGGTCAGGAAACAGCGGCTGCAGAACCGTGCTGAGGTTTTGGCCAGGCGCCCCAGTGAAGGTACGCACACGGACATAGCTCTGCGTCGTTGATGCCTGCCAGGAAACCGTGACCGACGCGCCAGGCGCCCCACCGCTGGCCGTTACCACAGAGCCGCTTACAGACGTCTGCAAGGCCAGCTCGTCAGCAGAACTGCTGGCCTGCTGGACCACTGACACCGATGTGATCGTGGCACCTGCGCCTACGTTGTAGGACAGATTGCCGGCACCATCGAGCACCGCCTGAGCGCTGCTACTCGGCCGATTGGTCTGCAAATACGGAGCGGTCTGCACCCAACCTTCTGCGTCCAGCGTGACCAGCTCGTCACCAAAGTACACGCCCTCGATGGCGTCTACCTCATGGCCAGCCAGCGCAATCACGAGGGTGTAAAACTGCTTGTCAGCCCCGCGCGTGGCTTTGAACAAGATTCCGTCTACGTTGCGCACCCGGCCGTAGCAGCGGCTGCGTGGGCCGCTGACGGTGGCCGTCATCACCAGCCGGTCCTCCAGGCTGGCGTTGTAAGCCTCGATTGCCTTGCGCTTGGCCTTGCGCCGCTGGTAGTTCCCAACGGCAATGCTGCCCGCTGCAAACGCCGCATATGTCAGCGCCGTGATCTGCGCGGCCGTCAGAACGCTGGTCGCAGTCAGCGTGGCCGTGGCAATGTATGCCGCTACTGCTTGTGGCACGTGCACCTCCAGGCGCGCAGCACGGCGTCAGGCCGCACTACCGCCAAACCAACCGCCGCCTGTGCCAGCCAGGCATCACCACCCTGCACCACCAGCGCAGGGCCCTCGTCACTCACCACCAGGCCGACGTCACCAGCTTGAGCCAAAGCCGGCACGATTTCCTCGCCCAGCGCTTGCTCTGCCAGCGCCTCGATAGACGTGCCTCGCAGCACGCGGCCAGCCTGCAGAGCCGATGAGTACACGCCACGCAGCGGCGCCGCCGGGTCGTGCCCGGTGACGGCCAGCACGGCATCGGCGGCCCACAAACAGCAGTCACGCACACCCCATTCAAACGGCTGTCCCGCCCGGTCATTTACTAGGCCCGCCAGGCGCATTTGCCAATCGGGCAAGCGCAGCGCAGGCACGCGCAGAACCGCCGGGGTCACTTGCGCCCCCACGAGGCCGCCGGCCACACATCGCGGTGCGTGGACTGGCTCACCAAGTACTCCAGCGCACGGTCACCGGCCGAGATGGTCTGCTGGTCACCGTCGGTGTAGCGCAAAGGCTTTGGGCGGCTGAAGATGCGAGCCATGGGCAACGCGCTGACGCCGATGGTCGGCCCATTGATCGTGAGCTGGTCCAGCACCAAGTTGCCGATCAACACGGCATCCTCCACGGCATGCGTGACGGCATTGAGGATGGCCAGGCGAATGGTGCACGCGCGCCCGCGGGCCGTCTGCGAGAGAGCGAGGGACAAGTTTTCGCTGGGCACGCCAGACAGCGTGAACTGCAACGCCTGCGCATCTCCGCTGGTGTCGCGCACGACATCGAGCGCCCCCAGTGATCCGGCCCCGAGGTATGTGTTGCCGCCCCAGACGATGGACACCGGAGAGCTGGCCAGGCGCAGCGCTGGGCTGAACGCCATGTCAACCAGCAGGGCCACCGTCACCTGGGGAGCCGAGAGTGCCGCAGCCGCGGCTGTTGTCATCGTGCGCATGGCCTACCAAACCTCTTCAAGGTCAAAGGCCGCGCCATCGATCATGCCGGGCGCATGCATCACCGTGGCCAACCAAGATGGCAGCACAAACTCCCCGGCCGGCCTATCCCATCGGACCTCCGAACCACTGGCAATTGACGCTCGCACGCGATGCACCACGGGCACAGAGCCCGCGCCTGCGCCGTTCAGTTGGAGGTCTGAGGCGACCATGAACATTTGACCGCCGCATCCCAGCATGTCACCGGCACGCAGCGTGCTGTTGGCCGTGCCCCCAGTGATGGGCAACGCGGTGGCGCCACGCGACACGCTGGCCGACAACGTAGGCGACCCGCGCATGGTGCCGATGGGGAATGGACGGCCGAAGTGCCAAGCCCGCACGCGGTGAACGCCGCCGCGGAGTTGGAAAAACAGCGCCTCGACCCGACCAGCATTGACGCGGCGCGCCTGCGGCAGGGTGACGCTCATCACCCAGCGCTCCCCCACAAAGTCCACCACCTGCAGGTTGCCGTTGTAGGCGCCTCGGAATTGCTCACCGGAGCCCTGGCTGCCGATGGCGCAGCGCGCTGGCGTTAAGGCCGCCGGCCAGTCAAAGACGGCCATCAGACCACCCCTTTCTGTCGCAGCATCATCCCCACGCGGCCCTCAATCTGCTGCTGCATGAGCTGCAGGGCCGTCACGAGCTCGTTGCGCGTCACCCCGGCCTGGACGTTGTAGGTGTTGTAGGTGACCGGCTGCGCGCCGCCAGAAGAAGCAATACCCAGCCGGCCATCCTTGCCACGCTTGAGCGGCATGATGGCCTCAGGGCCAGCCTCGCCCATGAGGCCCATGGAGCCGCCGCGCATGGGGAAGTACGTCGGCGCACCCACCACAGTGCCGCTGGCAAACGCCTTGACCGGCACGGGGGCGCCATTGAGAAACGCGCCGCCCTTTGCGAAGCCGAAGAGGCTTGCAATGGTGCCCAGGATGCTGCCGCCCACGCCCTTGCCTTTGGGGAACAAGTACTCCCCAACATCCGCCGCGATGGCCTGCGCCGCCATGTCCAGCAGCATGTTGCCCCACAGCTTGCTGATGCTGTCAAAGTCGCCCTTCAGCGTTGCTTTGATGGTGGTTCCCAGGCTGTCCTGAATGTTGCGCTGGAACTCTTCAAAGAACACCGTCATGCCATCGAGCACCGGCTGCACCTCTTGAGGTATCTCGCCCATGCGCGCCTTGACAGCTTCGCTGAATTTCTCGATGGCTTCTGTGCTGCCGACCGCACCCAGGCGGCCCTGCTCATAAGCCTCGGCCAGCAATTGCATGTCACTGCGCAGCGTCTCAAGCTGAGCGCTTGGCGTGGCTTGAATCAAGCTGTTCAAGCGCTCCATCTGCCCGTTGAATTTGCCCATTGCTTCCTCGGTTGGAATGACCCAACCGAACTCCGTCAGGCGCTCACGTGACAGTGACTCCTGCAGCTTGCCGGCAAACGCCGATTGGATCGGCTCGCCACGAATTGGCGCTTTGCCTTTCCCCGTGTCTGGCAGCCTACTAAGTGGCGCGTTTGCTGTGGCAGGCCTGGCTCGCGCATCCCGCGCGTCATACACGCCCGCGGGGAAAACAGCGTCAGCACCTGCTCGCCGCCCCAGCAACTGCTCGGAGCGCTTATCAATCTCCTGCCGCGCGGCAGCAGCATCACGCACTACGGCCTCTCGAATCTCCTTGAAGCCCGCGAAGTCGCCACGAGCCAAGGCCGCGCCCTGTGCAGCAATGGCGCCAGCCTCAACAGCAATTTGCTTGAAGACGTACACGACATTGGCGCCCAGCACCGTCAGCGCTTCAAACGGGACCATGATGCCCGCCATGAAACTGCCGTCTTTGCCGATGGCGTTGACACCACTCAGCCGATCAATCATTTCGTTGAGGGTTGGCAATGCAGCCAGCGCAATGGATTGGCCAAAGCCTTGCACCGAAGCCGACAGCCGGTCGATGTTGGCGCGGTACTCTTTTGCAGCCTTGATGCCCTCGTCTGACATCACCTTGCCCGCACGGGCCGCCTCGTCTCCTAACCTGCGGAACTCCGTGCCGTTGTCCCGCAACAGCGGCAGCAACAACGCAGAATCACTGGCGATGGCCTCCATGTAGAAGGTCATCTCGTTTTGCGAGATGTTGGCTTTTTGCAGGCTGTTGACGTAAAGCTGCAACGCCTCAGCGCCGCCAAGGTTCCGGAACTGCTTGGCAGTCACACCGACCCGTGGCGCAATCTTCTCGAAGAAGTCGGCCATGGGGCCCGCGCCCGTCTGCAGGAAATCTCCCACCTTGTCCTGCACATCCTTCAGGATGCCGGCCAGCTTGTCCTGCTCAATGCCTGCGGTCTTTGCGCCGTAGGCCATGCGCTGGAATGTGTCGCTGCTGGTGCCGCTGAGTTTGGCCAGGCGCTCAATGCTGACGGCCGCTGTGGCAGTCTGGTCAACAAACGCCGTGATTTGCGACACCACCGCAGTACCACCAAATACGCCCGCCACCGATGCGGTGGTGGCTTTCAACTTGGCCCAACGCGCCTCCACCTGCGCCGCATGCTTTTCGTGCATGCGCGTGGCCTGGTCCAGGTTCTGCTGGAGCGTGGCAACCTTGGCAATCAGGTCAATGGAGAGCGTAGCAAGGGCAGCAGTCACTTGGCTTTTCCTTTGGCGTCTTCCGCGTCGTCATCTTTGGCGTTGAGGTAGCTGCGAACAGCCTGCAGCCTGGTCATAAGACCGGCCACGTCTTCCACCCCCAGCCAGGCGCAGATGACAGGCAAGCCGGCCCAGTCATATCCACCCATGCCGTTGGCCAACAGGCCGTGCACCCGCATGGCCACCAGGTCATCGGGCCCGGCGACCGGGGCAGCTTCGCCCTCCCATTGGCAGCCCTCGGCCACCTCCAGGAGGGCTGTCAGTTTTTTGTGGCTGCCGCCGCTTTGCTCAGGTGGTCATCCACCGCCTGAGCGATGCGCACCGCCAGGCGCGACACCAGCGCCGCGTTGTCGGTCAGCCACTCGCGCAACAGCTTCGAGTCAAACGGCTGCTCTGCGGTCAGGCCACAGCCAGGCAGAACGTCCTCCGGCGTGATGCCGCGCCAGCCGTCCACGTACTGCAGAACCTGCTCCAGGCCGATGCCGCCGGCCGCAGCCAGCATGTGCATCTCGGTTTCAGGCGGCCGCAGAAAGCTGATGGCCTTGTCTGGCACATCATCCTTGAGGTACACCCACGAGCGGCGTTGTTCACGCAGCCTGGCAACCAGCTCGATGCTCATGCGTCAACCTCAGGCAGCAACCACAAAGCCCTTCACGCGCACCGTCAGGCTGCCCGTGCCCAGCGCGTTGACGCCCAGGCTTTCACCGGGCATGGACGGCTCGCCATAAAACACCCGCTTGGCGCCATCGGCCAGCGTGATGTCAAACACCAGCGACACGCCAGCTTTGGCAGCGTCGATGATCGCCTGCATGCCAGCAGACGGCGCGGTGTAGCTCTTGACGTTCAGCGTCACGTTTTGGGCCGCCAGGAGCCCGTTTTCATTGCGCGCAATCACATCCACCAGACACGTGGTGTCCAGCTCGGAAGCCTCGCCACCGCCAACGCTGTACTGGTCCACCTCGCTCAGCACGTGCCAGGTGCTCACGGGCACAAACTGGCACGAGCCGCTGAAATCGCTGTAGCTGCTGGTGTTCAGGCCGCGCAGCTCAAAGGTGCCCGTGGCCTGGTTGGCGACGATGGCGGCCTGGCCTTCGAGCTGCACCATGCCGGTGACGTTGGTGAAGTAGCCAACCGCGCCATTGGCCAAGCCGTGTGCAGCACTGCTGGCCACGCCCGGGTTGGCTTTGGTGACGGCGGTAACTGTCTTGGCGGCTGTCATGACGTTGGCCACGCGCACAGTTACCCCGCGGCCCTTTGCAAAGTTAGGCATTTGATGCTCCAGAAGAATAGCCAGCCACAAACAGGCCAGCGGGTAAGAAACTCAACTCAAACGGACCACACAAGCCGCACTGTAGTCACGTGCAAACCTGTTTCAGCATCCAGGTCTGGCGCCCTGGCAATCAGCCAGCAGGCACTGGCGGCCTCGCTGTGCTCAACAGCCAGCACCAGGGCATCGGCAACAGCCTCAGCAGCCGCGCTTGTCTCTGCCCAGCATTCGGCGTCGATGGTCCCCAACTCCTCGGCTATGGTGCCGTCCAGAGTGCGCTCCACACTGTGCTGGACACCGTAGACCACCAGCGGCAGATCGGCGCCTTGTGGCGCAGCGCTCAGGGCCACACGTTGGCCCACCAATGCCACCAGGGGCGCATGTGCCACAGCACGCGCCCGGAAATCAATCTCGATGCTCATTGGCTACCCGGCAGGCTGATGCCCTTGCGCGCAGCCAGCCGCTGGATGGCCGGCCCCGCCTTGGCAATGAAAATGCGCAAAGCCTGAGGCAGCAGCGCCGCGGCTTTGGTCAGCATGCGGAACCCCGCGATAGCACCGACGGCACGCAGCCTGCGCGTGCGCCGCAGACCGAGGCGCGGACGCCCAACGCGCGTGGCTGCCGCACGAGCTTGGCGGCCGAACTCGACCCAACGCCAATAGAACGGGTCATTGGGGCTTTTTGCGCCGCGCTGGCTCTTTGGCGCCGGGCGCACGTTGACGAACACGCCGACATTCCCCAGCTTGCGCTCCCGCTTGCTGCTGCGCACCGTGATGGCATCGCGCAGCGTGCCGGGCTTCCTGCGTCCTGCGCGCACTGCCGCATCATTGCCATCGAGTACAGGCGTCAAGCGCCTGGCCTCATTGCGGACCACCCGCGCGCCGGCCGCCAACGGTTGCCGCAGCGCCTGGTTGCGCAGCTTGACCGGGAAGGCCTTCAACTGCGCCCGCAGATCAGGCAGGCCGCTTACCTTGGACTCAATCACCGCTCACCGTCCCTGGCGCCCGTGCTGGCAAACACGTCAATAGCCATCCGCGCACCTTTGACGTCTTGCGGCGGCCGCACAATGTCGTAGGCCACACCTTGCCACATGATGCGCTGCGTGATGCTGTCCATCAGCAGATCGGCGCGGTATCGCACGCGCACCTCAATGGTTGCCTCACTGCGCACAGCGCCGGCCTGCATTTGCTCCCGGCCGCCCGTCGTGAGCACACGAGCCCACACAGTGGCGTGATCCTGCCAACCCTTGGATTCCTGGCCAAGGCTATCCACGGTAGCCACGCGCCGCTGGAAGGTGACGCGCTGCGTCAGTTCGCCCGCGGGGATCACAGCCGGTACACCCTCAAGCCATCGAGCAGCGCATCGTGGTAACGATTCGGCAGCTCCGTGACGGTGAAGCCAGCGGCCATGCTTTCGCGCATGCGGCAAGCTGTGCCGATGTGCATCAGCATCCACTGTCGGGCCTGCGCCGGCACTGCCGTAGCGTCTGCGCCATAGCCAACGGTGAAACGCACGCGCACGGCATTGGCGCTGGCGGCCGTGGCCGGCCATGCACCCGAGGATGCGGGCAGCACGTAGCCCACACCCAGGGCGTGATCCGCGTCCAGCACGTAGGCTTCGGTGGCCAGCGTTTGCTCTGTGCCGGCCTGGCTCAGGTACTTGACACTCACCACCTCTTGCACAGGCGACAAGCCCAGCTCAATGGCGCCGGCGGGGAATGCGTCATAGATCGCCTCCCAGGTCTGCGTGATCCAGCGGCGGCCGGTTTCATGCTCAGCGGCAAGGGATGCGGATTCGATGGCGGCCTGCAGCCAAGTGTCTTCGGCGGCATCGTCGATCTTCAGATGCAGCTTGGCCGCGGCCAGCGTGATGGGCTGGGTTGCGGGGGCGGTGATGAGTCTCAGTGCCATGATGGGTTACCGGATGCTGCCGCAGAGGTTGGGCGTTCGCGCGGCCGCCAGGTTTGGCGAACGGGCTGCACTGATGACAGGGCGAGCGGGCGCCGCCGATGCGCGCATTTGGTTTTCAGGCTCACCGTCAAACTGCAGCGGGTCAGCGTCCAGTGTCAGCGGGTCGTCGTCCAGGGCGAGGGGATCTAGGCTCACTGCAAGCGCTCCGCGTGCTCGCTGGCCATCACAAAGCGCTCAAGCTGCCCCAGGTCGTAGGTCGCTGGGTACGGCAGCATCAGCATCTCTGCGGCGGCCTCGGAACAGAATTTCTTGCCTGGGTTGTGGCCTACTGGCGGCAGCAGGATACCCAGCAAGCCGCGCCGGTCGTAGCGGGCCTTTTTGTTGCTCTTGAGCCAGTCGATGGGGTCAATGTGCGGGCCAGTCCATCGGTACACGCGCCATTTATCGGCGCTGCTGATGTCAATCACCTTGCCCCGAACGCCGCCGTCCAGCCACGATGCGGACACGCACAGGTGCACGCCCTGCACGGGTATCGCCACCTCGCAGTGGGCGCTGTCGCCACCGCGAAGGAGCGTCACCACGCGGGCAAAGGGCCGGGTGTCGCTGTGGCGGAAGGCGATGAGGATCACGCATCGCCCTCCGGGGCAAACGAACCGCACAAGCGGAAAAAGTCGTCCACTTGCTCGGCGGTTTTGCTCAGCGGCGGCCCCATCAACGCGGACACCAACAGCGGGTTGTTGCGCAAATAGTCGCGGCTGGTGAAGAAGTCGGAGCGAGCCACCTCGCGCGGCAGCTCCGGCATTTGATTGACAAGAGTATTCACCGCAGCATCAATCTGAGGCATCGTCGTGCCCAGCCAGCCCATCTGCATCAACCCACGGTATAGCTGTCGCTTTGTGACGCTCTGCGGCACCGGCTCGGGCTGCTCTCCCTGCTCTGGCGGCTGCGGAATGTCGTCGCCGTGCATGTACCAGATCACCGATCCATCAGTCTGCACCGCACCTCGGATTGCCCCGGCCGGCATTGGCTCACGGATTGATGAGGCTGTGATTGGCATGATCACTCCACAAAAATTGCTGCTGCCGAGAGACTCGCAGTGGATACTGGGCTTGCGCCTTGCTGCACGGACAGGCTGATGTACAGCGCGTTCGTAAGGCTCGGAACCGTCAGCGTTGCCGGTGCGCCGTTTTGGGTCGTCTGCGCATCGGGGGACACAGACACGGCTGTGATGCCGGCCTCATAGGATTGCAGCGTGGTGTTGTCCAGCACCATAAGCACACGCGGCAGCACGCCGGCTCGCACAGCACCCGCAAAGTTATTGCTGTACACCACCGTGTCCGATGCAGTGCCAGTAGTCCCAATGCGGATTCGCGGGTTTTTGTTTGCTGGGTCGGTTCCGCTGAAGACCCACCGGCTTCGCACGCCAAACTCCCGGACACCGACCAGCAGACCAGCAGGCAGCAGCACCGAAGCGAGAATCTGCTCTGCCGTCGATCCGCCTGACACGCCGTCCACCTGGGTGCGAGAGTGATAAATCATCTGCCTGCCAGCCGGGAGCCACACAGCCCCATCGCTGGCCCAGCGAGTCCCCAAAACTCCGCCAGCGCAAAGAGCGCCAAGCACGGTGTATGTGCGGCCAGCGGTGACGGTCGTAGCGCCAGGCAAATCAGCAAAGGTGGCGACTTCGTAGGAGCCGCCACCGCCGCCACCCGTGGCGGTCAGCGTGCCGCCAGACAGCAAGAGCCCCGAGCCAATCGCAATCTCTTCTGCGCCGCCAGCGCCCGCCGTAGATCGGCCCAGCAGTCGGGCCGTTGACATCGTGAGCCCGCTGGAGCCAATCGCTCCACGGCTGGCAAAGATGGTCCCGAGCGCGGTTTTGATGGTGCCCCAGGTGATACGTCGCAGCGCATTGGATGCCGTGCTGTCGGCCAGCGGGAAGTTGTCCGCATCCTGTGGTGTCGTGTCCTCGGTGGCCGCTGCGATGCCGGGGCCAGAGGGTGTGCGAGCGTCTGTGCCTTGTGCTGCGGTTGCGTAATCAGTCGCCGCAGTCGTGGCCGCAGTCCCAAGGCCCAACGCCGTCCGCTGTGCGGCAGCGTCCGCAGCCGTGAGCACGGCCCGCCCTGCTGCTGTGCTGTCGCCGATGGTTGCGGCAAGCTGCGTGCCGGTGTGCGTAGCCCTGTCGCGCAGTTGCGCATCCGTCGCGTTAGCTGTCGCACCAGAGGCAATGCCTGCCAACTTTGTGTGCTGCAAAGGCGACATAAGCCCTGCGTTTGTTCCGTCCGCAAGGGTCAGTGATGCGTCAGCACCGCTGCTGCTGGCAACAACGCCGCCAGTAGGTGACGCGGACCAGCTCAAATCGGTAGAGCCGCCACCGCCACCGCCGCCAGTGTCATCAGTGCCCCACGCCGCCGTGGTTGTGCCGGTGGCCTTCAGCACCTGCCCGCTGGTGGGCGTATTGGTGACGGTGACGCCACCCAGCGCCTTGGTAATTGCCTGCCATACCCGCTGCGCCGTCCAGGCCCTGCGGGTCGTCGCAGTGCCGGCTTCGGCTTCGGCTTGATCCACTGTGGCAGCGGTCCACTCGCGCGAGTCAGTGCCCTGCGCAGCCGTAGCGTATGCCGTTGAATCAGTCGCAGCGGCAGTGCCCAGCGTCGGGCGGCCTGACAGGTCACCGTATGCGCCGCTTGTGGCTACAGTCGCCAGCGCCGACTCCAGCGCATAGCCCGGGTGCGGATCAGCAGCACCAGCGTGTGCCGCTACAGCCGATGCAGCCGTGCCAGATGCCTCTTTGCCGTCCAGCGCGGTTTGTAGCCCAGCCACAGTGCTGATGGCCTGCGTGCCAGTGTGCGTGGCCCTGTCGCGCAGTTGCGCGTCAGTGGCGTTGGCTGTCGCACCCGCGGCCACGCCTGCCAGCTTGGTATGCTGAGCCGGCGCCATCAAGCCCGCATTGGTGCCATCCGCCAGCGGCAGCGCGGCATCCGTGCCCGTGTCGCTCACCACCGTGCCGCCCGTGGCAGATGGCGTGTAGGTCAGATTCGTGGCCCCACCGCCGCCCTCGCTCACGGTCAAATCACCTGAGCCCAGCAAGCTGTTGCCGTTGATTGTCTTGATGTTGGTGCCGCTGACCAGCACCGCCTGATACAGGCCGTTCAGCGCGGCCTTGAGGTTCGCCCAGGTCAGCCGCTTGAGCCCGCCACTGGCTGCGCTGTCGCTGATGGGCAGGGAGTCAGCATCGGCCAGCGTCGTCTTGCTTGTGGCCGCAGCAATGGCCGGGCCGCTCGGTGTCCGCGCGTCGGTCAGCCGCGAGTCACCACCCGTGACCACCTGGCCAGAGCCCGCGTCACCTGACGTTGGCAGCGGCAATCCGATGTCTCGGCGGATGTCGCTCTGATCGGTGGAGCTGAGCGGATTACCGGCGCGCTTGAGGGTGGACATGAGACTGACCTATGCGGCCTTTGCCGCCGCGTTTTGACGAACAACCTGCCGCCGCTGCAGAGCCAACGGCTTGAGCGACGCGCTACGCGCCACCGAGGGAGGCTCCGGCCGGCTCACGCACTGTTCAGTGCTGGGCAAAAACTCAGCCACCATGGCCTGGCTCACCAAATGCACAGCCAGGCTGGTGTGGACGGTTGCAACGTCACCGGGCGAAAAACTGCCGATGACGGTGCAACAGCCCGAGCGGATGAACTTGATTTTTTGCATGGTCAATGTGGCCGGCGCCACTTGCATGTGCCGGCCACTCACGTCACAAGCGACGATCAGGAGGCCGGCGGCGTCAGGTCACCACCGCGCAGGGCGGCCGGCACTTCGCTGGCGATCGCCAGGCGGCGCTCGGCGCGCAACGTGATCAGGTTGCGGGTGAAGTTGTCGCTGTCGCTCTCCGACATGGCCACGGTGACATCCTCGCGGTTGTAAATCGTGCCGTGCTGGCGGAAATCACCGACCGCGAACGTGTCGGCCGCCATGCCCACAGACTGCACAACACGCACGCCGAACAACATCGGGTTGCCGGCCATGTCATAAGACACACGCACGGCGTTGCTGGCGGAGGTCAGCAGCTCGATTTCAATCTGAGCCCAGTCGGCTGCATTCAGCAGGATGGCCGAAGCGGTGTAACCCGCGTTGAACAGGTCGGCGATGACGCGACGAATCAGCACCACGCGGGCCAGCGTAGAGCCCAGGGCACCAGACAGGTAGCCGTGGGGCGTGAAGTTGCCGGAGCGCATCAGGCCAGACAGGTTCGGGGCGGTGGCGTTGCCGGAAATCAGTTGGGACTCGACGCGGCGCTGCACACCGAAACGCATGCGGGTGTCGATGTAGGCAGCCAGGGCAGGCGCATCGCTGGCCAGTTGGCGGCTGATCTTGATCCAGTGGGCAACAGTAGACACCGGCATGTTCACCAGGCTGAACGTGATGTCCGTTTCAGGCTTCACAGCGCCTTCGGCCGTTTCTGCCGCGTTGTTCACAAACGACGCTTCACGAGTGAACTCGATGGCGTTGCTGCTCGTCGGCACCGACGCATACAGCGACTCGACGGTCAGAGCCGGGAACGCACCAGGGACAATCGCGGCCTGACGGTCAGGCGCCACGGTGGCGGCAGCGCCGACCACGGTGTTCTTGATCTCCACCCGGGCACGCATGCCACCGCTTTCAATGGCGCCCTTGTAGAGCGCCGCGCCCACGAACTGCTTGCCCCACGAATCGCCCTTGGCCTCGCCACCTTCGGGCATGGCGCCACGGCGCTGCTCAAGTTGCAGCAGGCGGTCGGCCAACTCGCGCTGATCCACGCCGAGCTTGTCCAGCGCGGCCTTGGTGTCGGCGCTGACCTTGCCCAGGGTCTTCAGCTCGCCCTCGGCCTTCTCCGATTGCGTTTGGAGGGTCTGCTCGATGGTTTCGAGACTCTTGAGAATGGTGTCCAGAGACATGATTGGTTCCTTGAGGATTGATTGACAAACGCTTCAGCGCACGAGCTGCTTGAAGCGCGACCGGATCACCAGCCCCGCCACACGCTGCTCAATATCGGCATACGCCTTCGCCTCACTGGCCGCTGGCTCGGCATCCCGCCCAACATGCAGCACCTGCTTGGCGCGGGCCACCAGCGCGGTGGCGGCCCCTTTGCTGAGGCCGCCTGCGTCCCGCAGAAAGCGCTCGAAATCACGCACGGTTTCCAGCTCGGCAATCGCCTCGCTCACCGCATCACTTTTGACGGCATCCACCCGGGCCGCACGGTCGGCCGGAAACGCCACCGGGCTGATTTCCATCAGGCTCGACCAGCGTCGGATGACGCGCCCGGTTTCGGTTTCGTCGTAGTCGCCTTTCTTGACCATGCCGCCAACGCTGAGCCCGTCAAGGGTGCCGTGCTTCATCGCGGCGTACACATCGCGCGACAGAGACATATCCAGCGTCAGCTCACCCTCGACAAACAGGCCCTTCTCGTCCTCTTTGGCCGTCAGCCACTTGCCAATTGGCAAGCCCGCAGCGCCACTGGCGTTGAAGTTGAAGACCGAATGCTCCAAAAACATCTTGGGCATGCCGTTCGTGCGCAGGGTGGACTGAAACGCGCCTTTGACGATGGTGTCTCCATAGCTGTCAACACCCCCAAACACGCTGGCATAACCCGCGAAGCGGCCGGCGCCGCTGTCGTCCAGCTTCAGCTCCACATCACTGAGAGACAGGCTCTTGCGAAGAAGCATTTGTGCCTCCTGTTGGTTTGATCTTGCCGAGCATGTCAATCGGCACAAGGTTGGTCTGCACGGTCAGTTGATCGGCCATCGGCGATGTGCTGCGCGGCAGGTTCTCCAACTGGCGGATTTCATTGCGCGTCATGCCGCCGTTCTGGCTGAGCTGGGCGTAAATGCCGGCGCGATCTTTGAGGTTGCCGCGCAGCAATGCATCCATGCTGAATTCCGCCTGCAAGCGCACCCGCTGGGCTGGCGTCATTACCGCCTTGCGCAGGGCCTGCTCAATGCCGACGATCACGGGCCGAATGCTGAGCTTGTGCCAGCCATCCACAATCTGCTCAATGCCAGAGCCCCAGGTGGTCACGTTGCTGTGGTACACCAGCACGGGCGGCACGTCATACCACCGGCACAGTTCCTCGACACCGAAGTTTCGGGTTTCCAGTAGCTTGAGCTGTTCGGGGGTGAGGCTCAGAACCTCATACTTCATGCTGGCCTCAAGCACATACAGCCTGGACATGGGGCCCGCTGACATTTCCCCGAACCGCTCACGGATGCGCTCGCGCTGTTCATTCGTCAGAATCTTGTCCACCATCAGCACGCCAGTGGGCTTGCCGCCGTTGGCATACAGCCGTGATGCAACGCCCTGCGCCTTGGCCATTTCATCGACGGTGGCACGCATGAATTCGAGCTTCGACAGCCCTATGGTGCCGTTGCCCAGGTTTTTCAGGTGCAGCACGTTCTCAGCCGCCAGAATCGCCACGTCCGCGTTGATGCGGTACTCGTACAGCACCGAGCCATCCCGCTGCACCTCCACCCGCACCTGATCCGATGGCATGGGCCACAGCGAAACCGCCTCGCCTGTGCGCTCATCGCGCTCAATACGCACATACGCATTGCCGCGTAGGTCGTAGTTCATCATCACCGCGCGCCAGAAGTCGAACGGCGTCATACGAGCGTTGGGGCTGCTGTGCAGCAGCTCGTAAAGCCGCGTGCCACGGGCCATGCTTTTTTGCCCGTCGCCGGCCACCTGATACACGAACAGCGGCAGCGATGCGATGACGTTGGCGCGGCGCTCGATGCAGCTCCAAACGGCGCTGATTTGCAGCGCTGCGTCTGCGCTGAGCTGCGCAACCTCGGGCACAAGTTGCGCGCCCGGGAGGCCGCGCTGCACGCCCTGCGTTTCCGCCAGGGCGCGGCTGCCACCCAAACCGAACCAGCCGAGAAATGACTTCAGTGTCGGCATGTCAGCCCACCAGCATGCCGTTGATGGCGGCGTCTATAGACTCTTCGGCGTTGCGCAGCGCGCGGCTCAAGGCCATGATCACCGCCACCGGCCCGTCAATCTTGTTCTCTACCCGCTCTTTGCGCGGGTAAATGTTGTCCTTGGCATCCCGGTGGCAAACCACGTTGGACACCATCCAGGCCATGGCCGGGTTGTTGTCGTGTTCGAGCTTGCCCTGCAGCACCAGAGCCTCCAGTGACTTCATCGGTTCGCTGAGGTTCTGCACGGTCTGGCGCACCTCCACCATGGGCAGCCCCTCAGCCATCAGATGGTTGGCCAGGTGCGTGGCTTGCCACGGGTCGAAGGGGACTTCACGCAGGTCAGCCAGTTGCGCCGCGTCGGCGCGTAGCTGGTCTTCGATCAGGTCGTAATCCGTCACCTCACCCGGGGTGGCCACCATGTGCCCGCTGCGCACCCAGCCGTCATACTGGCTGTTGGCGCCGATTTCCACAGCCCGCTCTGGCAGCCAGAAACGGCCTTTTGTGATCAGGTAGTAACGATCATCCTCAGCATCGTGAAACACCATCGGCGCCGCAGCAATGTCCACCTTGCTGGCCAGGTCCAGCGGGACCCAGCACGGCAGGTGGCGCACCTTTTCCAGCGTCAACAGGTCGTTGCCGCAGCGGTCCCATGCGCGCATGTCCATCCATGCGGCATCGGCGTTTACCCACACGTTGAGGTGTTTGGTCAGGAAATTGGCCTGCGCGCTGGGCATAGCCTGGGCCTTGGTGCAGGCCGCCCGCAGCACATCCTCAAACACGGAAACGCCGTAGTTCGGGTTGGCCTTGGGCCACACGGCTGGGTCTTGCCAGTCGTCGCCCTCGTCCAGCGTGTAGATGATCCCGAACTGGCGATCATCCTGCGTCACGCCGTCCAGAATCTTGGTGATGTGCGTGCGGCGCTCGTAGCAGATGCCGGCGCGGTCACTGCCTGCGGTTGTGATGTTCCACAGCAGCGCCTGCTCGCGCGCGCCGCGCGCCGTGTCCAGCACGTCATAAACCGCCCGGGTCTTGTGCGCGTGCAACTCGTCGATGCTGGCGAAATGCACATTCAGGCCGTCCAGCGTGGACCCCTCGGCCGCCAGCGGCTGCAGCTTGCTGGCCGTGTGCGGCTGATAGAGCACGTGCTGGCTTACCTCAACGCCCAGGTGCATGCGCATGTCAGCGTCGCGCGCCGTCATCGCCCGCGCATCGTCAAACACAATGCGCGCCTGGTCGCGCGTGGTGGCCGCGGTGTAGACCTCGGCACCGGCTTCACCATCGGCGGCCAGCATGAACAGGCACAGGCCGGCCGTCAGCGTCGATTTGGCGTTCTTGCGGGCCACCTCGATGTAAGCCTCAACGAACCGGCGCAGCCGCGTCACGCGATGCACCCAGCCAAAAACGACCGTCACAATGAACACCTGCCAGGGTTCAAGGGTGATTTTTCTGCGCTCGCGCGCCCACTTGCCCTTGATGTGGGGCAGCAGCTCCACAAACGCGCAGGGCCTTTCAGCCCTTGCCGCGTCAAACTCCCACGGGTATGACGGGTCATTTTTGGCCCGCTCAAGGTCTTGCAGGTGGCGCTCGCACGCGCGGCGCACCCACTTGCACGCCACCACACTGCCCGCAACGACATCCTGGGCATACCGTAGGCCACTCTCAGCGTAATTGACACTTTGGGCCATGCGCTCATGTGCCCTGGCTGAATTGGCCCCAGCCAGGCGCAGATTCGATTCCGGGCAGCCCCAACTGGCCGCCGTTGCTTGGCGTCACCCGCGAACGGCTGGACGGGTCCATGCCAAACGCCTTCAGGTAGGTGTGCACCTGGGCGCGCAGCGTGTTCAGCATCTGCACCGCCACCGTCTGCGCTTGATACCCTTTGTCCGTGGTGAAGTAGAACGCCGAGGCCGGGTCGAAAGTCTCGCCACGCTCGGCGGCATACGCCGCCCGCGCCGCCATGCTGGCGTTGATTGACTCTTCCATCAGCACCATGTGGCCCCAGGCCTGGCAGTAGAGCGCCAGGGCCGCGCGGTCAATGCGGCTGATGAGGCCCAGGCCTTGCAGCTCCACCGTGATGCGCTTCCACTCTTTGCGCGCCTCTTTGGTGAGGTGAGCCGGCGCATCTGGCACAACCACCTCGGGATTGACGCCATCGGCCAGGTTGATGGGTCTTTTTCCGGGGTTTCCCGAAATGAGCTTGAGCACATTCGGCTTGGGTTGAGGTCCGCGCTGCCCCATGGCTTAACCCCCCCCTTCCAAAACCTGCGCGCATGAAAATCCGA